CGAGAGATGGAGGTATGAGACTTGGTCCTCGCATGATGCTATTAGTTATTATGCCAAGATGACAGCAGTTAATAGGAAAAGCGTTGGGCGAGCGCTAGCGGAGTTGAGCGAGGCAGGGTTGATCTGGATTGTTTTGGAGGGAGAGCCGAAGCGATTGAGGAAGTCCCAGAGCGGAGGGAAGAAACATTTTTTATTGGTTGGTTTAGCGGACTTAGTTCGTGAGTAGCGCGAGGAGGTGCGAGGGGTGTGAATAAAGAGATACAAGACATAAAGAAAAAGATAGCGGAGAATGAATTGATAATTGAAGCGTTGCGTGTGTTGAAAAGAGAAAAACTGAAAGAGTTGAAAAGGTTGTTAGATGAAAGATAAAGATATTACAGCTTGGTTTAGTTGTGGTGCGGCAAGCGCGGTGGCGGCTAAGAAAACTATTGATCTATATGGAGATACTAACCGCGTGCGTGTTGTTAATAATCCTATTAAGGAAGAACACGAAGATAATCAAAGATTTTTAAAAGATATTGAACAATGGCTAGGTGTTGAGATTGAGTTTGCTATAAATCCAAAGTTTCCAGATCAGTCATGTGAGACTGTCTGGCGTGAGCGTAAGTATATGGCAGGTAATTTTGGTGCGCCTTGTACTACACATTTAAAGAAGCACGCAAGACAAGTTTGGGAGATTAATAATCCAACTGATTATATTGTTCTTGGTTTTACTGCTGATGAAGAAAAAAGATCTGTAAGGTTTAGAGATAATCAAAAAGATAACTTATTAACTGTATTGATTGATGAGGGTATAACCAAACAAGGTTGTTTTGATATTTTGTTAGATGCAGGAATCAAGTTGCCAGAGATATATTCTTTTGGTTATCCCAACGCTAATTGTATTGGTTGTGTTAAAGCTAGTTCACCTACTTATTGGAACTTAGTAAGAGAAACATTCCCTGATGTATTTGAAGAACGCATGAAGTTATCAGATGAATTAGGCGCTAACCTGGTCAGATATAAAGGTAAAAGAATACCATTGAAAGAACTGCCAGTAGATGCAAAAGGTAGAGATCTAAAATCTTATAATTTTGAGTGTGGTATTTTTTGTATTAAAGATGACGAGGATTAGAGGAACGCGCGAGAGCTTTTAGGGGGGGTTTATCTTTTGGAGAAGATATCTCTCACGCGTTCAAACTTATTGCTTGCGGTCAATTATTACTATCGCGAGCGCGGTTAGAAATATCATCAGCGCAAATACTCCAGCGAGCGATAGTATTATTTTAATAATTAGTTCAAGCATTTAATGTTTTGGTTAAGGTTGTTAGTTTATCCTCTTTGAGTAATTTTTCAACATGGTTATTAATATCATCTATTGATGGATAGCCTGGCATTTCAAATTCTATTATTACCTTGGTTATTTGTTTCTTGTCGCGCTTTTTGAAGATACTGTCCCAGTTATTGCGTATCTTGTTTATATCTTCTATGCGCCTTCCTGATCCTTTGCCCATTAGACTAGATCTCCTATTGTTTGCTCGTAAAAAATACTTTCCGCTATGTATTCAAGTATTGCGTCTCGGTCATCGTCTGGGTGCAGGCCGTAAGTTATAACCATATCTATTATTTGCTTTTCTAGTAGGCCTTTTCTATCTTGCTCTAGTACATAGCTTTGTATGTTTTCTAGTTCTTGCTCGTTATGTTGCTCGGTGTAGTGATTGCTCATATTGGATTCCTAAATAAATGAAACAGTGCTTTTAATTGTTCCTCGGTTAAATATCGTAAGTGCTTTGGTATATTGTTTCTGTCCATTCTAAGCCTCTACCTTGCCATCTTTTGTTATGTAGGCTATGTGCATATCATTTTCATCGCGAAGCAAATATCCGCCCTCTCCTGTTGCCTTAGAGTATGTCTCGGATATGTAGGGTAACTGGGTGCCAAATCCTCTGTCTCTATAGTGAGCTGAATATTTACCAAAAGCTATGTTAAATGTCATGTTATTGGTCATTGGTTATTTACTCCTTTTTCTATATGCTGATTGTTTACAAGCATCTGAACAATATTTTTTCTCTCGCCCCTTGCCTGTTGGTTGTATTATTTTTATATTGCAATTCTTACAATTTAGATATCTTTCTGATGGCGTAAACTTGGTAATTTCTACATCAAGCAAGTCTTTAACATCTAAAATATCATGTTTAATTGCATATTTAATAAGTCCGTACGCTCTTTTATAAGCGTCATCTTTGTCGCTTCCCTCTACAGTAGACGAATCTTGCCAATTAAGTTTTACTTTATAATCGTATTGGTATTTCATTGGTTATTTACTCCGTCATAAATATATTTAATTGAAACATCTACCTGTTGCTCATCTTCAAAAGAGTATATTTCTTTAACTGCTTTTAAAAGATTGTCTTTTGCCTTATGAAACGCTTTGTTTTTGGTTTCATCAATCGGTGCATAAAATTGTATGTCCGCATGAGTTATCTGTTTAACATCGTTCGGAAATATTCCGTCTGTTGTTGCTTTTATCTCTACTTTAATTAAATAGTCTGTATTCATATCCCCATTCTCCTCGCTCTCGCTAGTTTGTTGTTATGTTCTTTAACCATGTTTATATCTGGTTGTATATCTTCTAAGATTATCTTTTTAACCTCGCTAACTGTTAGGCCGTTTAGATCTTTAGTTATTATCTGGATATCCCTTGATTTAGGAATCCACGTTTTATGGTATTGTTTGTCCTGGCAATCTAAGTTATAGCACCAATCAATGATGCTGCCGTTTATGTTTATTGAAAAAATCATTGATCTTTATCCTTGATTATTAGCGCGACTGCATAAAGACAGAGAGCCATAAAAATTAATATTAGTATTAGTTGTGGGTCCATTAGTCTTGCTCCTTATGTTTATTAATTTCTTTATTCCAATATTTATTTCTTTCTTGTTTATTTACAAACCACCAGCTACCAGCACTTGGATATGAGTCATCTACATATCTGTATACAATCTCATAAATATCTTTGCCTTGCATTTGTTTGTATAGCTTTTTGGGTATACCTTTACATTCAAGTAAATAATCTAAATCAACATCACCTGTATTTTTAGCTTTCATCATGTAAGCATCACTAATACCATCAAGACTTTTTAAAAAAACTTCTTTACTCATTGTCTTGTTCCTTTAAATTACCTTCAATATCAATTTCTGCATCATCACCGTAATTGGTCCATAAATAGGTTGCAGTAATTCCATTATCTGTCTCTGCATGTCCTTCTTTTCTTATATCAGGCAAACAAATTGCGTCTTGCACTTCGTCATAAGTTAGTTTTCTTTCGGAAACTATCTCAAATTTCCTTACATCAATAGATTGTTCTGCTACTTCGTATATGTATTTTTTACTCATCATTTCCCCCTTTGTGTTGGTTTACCATTTGGAAAGGTTAACGCCTCGCTAAACGCTTGCCAGTCCTCGGCTGTCATAATTTGCTCTACTTTGTGAATAGGCGTATTGTCTTTTAGTCCGTACTTCTTGCGAAGCTGTCCGATAATGCTTTTGTATTTAGATCGAGTTTCGTTGCTCATTGTTGTACCTCTTTTAATAGTTCGTTATTGTTGTGATATTCCGCGTAATCTTTAGGCGGATAAACAAAACAATTTAATTCTTTAGAATATAAATACCCTATCTCAGATGATGCTTGTTTGAATTGGGTTGGATAATCTAAATATAAAGAATAAATTTCCTCTATAAAATTATTAGCCATTACAGTTTTTATGTACTTAACCATATCAACAGTTTTTGTTTTATGGTCATAATAATTGAAATCCCTGTTATATAATAATGTCATTACGCCACCTTTTGAGATAATGAATCATTAAAGCCAACAACATAGCCCAATAGTTCTTGCTTGTTGTTGAATCTTTTAATATCTGATTCAGCTGTAGAATGTAGCCTAATGGTTATATTATGAGTATCAAAATAAAGGCTTTCTATATCACTTGGTTTGTATTGATTAAAGCCATTTTCTAAGATGTGTTGAGTAAATTTCCAACATTGATTAGCATAATAATATTTATCATATCCAGCAAGACGCATATAAATATTTTCTTTATTTCTTTTAAATTCGGTTTCTTTTTCTTTGCGAAACCTTATGGTTAATTGTTCTAATGTTTCATTTGTATCTGTCATATTACTTCTCCAAAGTATGTAAGCGTTATTGCTTGCACCCAAAAACCCCACATATAGCGGGGTTGTTTGGTTTGGGTTGGGGTTAGTTCATGGCCTTAAAATAACTACTCATTGTCTCACCCTTTATTATTTGCAAACTCTTTGCATAAAGCATATTGCATTTTATTAGCTAAGTTATACAACTCGTCTTCTTTTGGTTGCATCCAATGGTCATCACTACCATCACCATCACCGCAAAACACTTTTATTTTATCTGGGTTTTGAAAATTACCATTACTTTCAGACCTCCATAATAATTCATTTAATAAAGACAGTTCCGTTTGGTTTAAATTTAATTTTGTCATAGTTTACTTCTCCAAAGTATCAAAGCTTAATTGCCTTGTAATACCCATTATATATATTTACACCCAATAAGCAACACTTTATATACATAAATGTGTAATTAATTACCTAAAAGGCATAAATAAAAGGTTTATAAGCTATAATTAATCGGAATATGGAAGTAAAAACACCAAAAAAAAGAGGGCGTAAACCTGTAGTCATTGACTATGAAAGGGTTGAATATCTGGCATCTCTAAACATGGGAATTATGGATATTTGTCGCAGTCTTGGTATTGGTTGGGATACATTCAATAAACATAGAAACAAAAAAAATTCGGAATTAAAGGAAAGATTAGACAAAGGAAAAGCAAAAGGACTTCAACTAGCAACAACAAAGCTAATGGAAAAAATACAAGAAGGCGAGTTCAACGCAATCCAGTTTTATCTAAAATCAGCGGACCGCGAAACATGGGCGGAAAAGCAAACAGTAGAACATAATCTAAACCTGGCAGGGATCCTCGACAGCGCGCGCGAAAGGGTTAAAGTAATCGATCACAATCCAACGCGCCTGCCCAAGCGCGCGCAAAAGCTGAGCAAAAATGCACAAGCGAGCGAGGGCGAGGGCGCTAATGAATAAATATAGGGTGGGGCGAGTGCGAGCAGTAGTTTTTACACTCCCTTTTTAACTAATGCAATTACTCTCTCAAGATATCGCATTTGACCCCCCCTTTCGTTGCGTGGCGGTGGTGATATATGTATAACTACTCAACTAAAATTTTTTAATTTTTTTTTAATATGAAATACGGCGTAAAACTAGAAAAGGAATTGATGACCGAACTATGGTCAGGACCAATTAAAGACAACCCAGTAAACTTTGTTAAGTATGTATTCCCATGGGGACAGAAAGACACCCCCCTTGAAGATTTCAAAGGACCAAGAAAGTGGCAGGAAAAAATTTTACGAGAAATGGCAATACACATTGAGCGAAACAATGTATTAGATCTACCAGAGATGTTTAGACTAGCCGTAGCATCAGGTCGTGGTATTGGTAAGTCCGCACTTGTCGCATGGATCATAATATGGATGTTATCTACTAGACTTGGTTCTACCATAATCGTAACCGCTAACACCGAGCAACAGCTTCGTTCAAGAACATGGGCTGAACTTGGTAAGTGGCTAACACTATCTATTAACTCTCATTGGTTTACCAAGACAGCTACCACAATTAAACCAGCACAATGGTTTGAAGATGCGCTAATAAACGACCTCAAGATTGACACTGGTTATTATTACGCGCAGGCACAGTTATGGAGTGAGGAAAACCCAGATGCGTTTGCAGGCATCCATTCATCTTACGGCGTATGCTTGATAATGGATGAAGCATCAGGTATTCCTTCTCCTATTTACTCGGTCAGCGAAGGGTTCTTCTCCGAACCCACGCGCGACCGCTATTGGTTTACTTTCTCCAACCCACGCCGAAACACTGGGCCATTCTACGACAGCTTTAACTCTAAGCAATCATTCTGGAAGAACGAGCAGATAGACTCGCGCACGGTCGAAGGCACCGACCAAAAGCTCTTTCAAACGATGATTGAGCAGTACGGCGAAGATTCCACAGTCGCGCGCGTGGAGGTGATGGGCGAGTTTCCATCCGCAGACGATGATACTGTCATACCAATGAACTTGG